ACGGCGGCGGGGATGCCAGCCCACACCTTGAAGGGGGCGCCGTTGAACAGCGGGTCCTCCTGCCAGGTGAGGGTGACCGAGCGGCCGCGGACCGAGCCGCGCTCGTCCTGGTCGACCTCCACGGCAGTGACCTGAGCCGCGCCGTTGTAGCGCTCCTCGGCGCCGTTCTTGAACTTGGTCGCGAGGAACAGCAGCACGCGCGCATCCGGCAGGTTGCTGTCGACGTAGATCACACCGTCGGTGTTCGGCTCCTTGCCCTCGACGAGCTTGAGCACGGCGCTGTTCGACTCGGCGAGGTTCACCTGCAGCGTGCGAGTGCCCTCGCCAGCCATGATGTAGCCCTTCTGCCAGAACTCGATGGCGTCCCCGGCCTCGCGTGCGTGCTGAGGGGCGCCGTCCTGCTTGACCAGGCCGAGCTTGAGGTAGCCCGTGGGGAGCGTGAGCGGGGTAGCGCCCATGTCGGCGTCCGCGATCACGCCATCGGATGCGTAGGGGGCGAAGGCGACGAGGCCGCCAATCGGAACCCCCACTGCGGAAAGATCATTGCCCTGAGTGTCAGCGGCCATGTTTGCCTCCTGTGGAATAGCAAGGGCCGCCCGGTCGGGCGGCCCTCATGTGTGTTTGGATTGGATCAGCGGCTCACCACGAGCCGACGATCGTGTACTGGACGGTCCCGTATCGACGGGCGACGTCCAGCTCCTCAGTGACGGGGTACGGGCCGTTGCAGCCGTCCCACTCGATAGCGGCGACGGGCGATCCCGCAGCCGTGATGATCGGCTCATCCGTCATGATCGCCATGACGAGACGCGCCACATCGGAAGCCTGCTTGTCGTTCGTGCGAGTGCCGGCCAGCACCGACACGCCGAGCGACCGGTCGAACGTCACCTGCGACAGGCGAGGCCCCGAGTCGTCACGGACGACGACCAGCGGCTTCGACAGCGGCAACTTGAGGTCCGCCGGCTCCTTGTTGGACACCTGCGCCGCGACCCCCTCGGCCGCCAGCGCAGCCCGCAGGTAGGTCGTCAGCCACAGCTCGATGTCGGGAGCCGTGACCCTAGCCACGGCCCGCCGCCTTCAATGCGCGGGCCAGGTTGCCGGTCTTCGCATCGACGAGCAGCGTGTGTGGCGCCGTGCCCTCAACGAGATACGTGGTGCGGTACTTGTGTTCCGCCTTCGTGATCCGCAGCCCCCGCTTATAGGCCCCGGTCCTCACCGGAGCCGACGCCTGAGCAGCGGCCAGCACCCGCTGAGCAGCTGCCTGTTGCAACGACTGGATGCCAGCCGATCGCATGAGGTTGTCGAAGAAGCCCTGGTCGAACTTCACCTGCACATCAGCCATCAGCCCTGCACCTCCTCCAGATTGCACACCCGCGTCGGCTGCCAGCCCGTGAACGGGTTGATGTCAGCCTCAGGGAAGCCGGTCACGGTCCACACCTTGACGCCCTGCCTGATCCGGTCGCCGCGCTCGACGTCGGCATCCGGGTCATCCAGGATGAGCTGCTTGGTCGTGATGATCTGCGCCCGCACCGGATCGGCCTGCTCGGTCGACGACTGCGACGCCAGATACCCCCAGACGGTCAGTTCGTCCGGGGTGTCCCACGACGGCACGCCCGCTGCATCCGGATCGTATGGGTCGACCACCAGGACGGCCCGTTGCCGAACGAACTCCGACGTGACCGTGAAGCCGCCGTCGCCGGCCATCCAGTCCCCGGCAGTCATGCCGGGCCCCAGTTCAGCCGGTACGGGGCCAGCGCCTCCTTCTCGATGCCCAGCAGGGACACCGACAGAGGCGCGCCGCCCGCAGTCTGATACGACACCGACGCGCCGTTGACCGACTGGGACGCGATGATCCCCGGCTGACTGCGAGCACGCTTACCGATGGTCAGGATCAGCGCCGCAACCTCCGGTACATCCTCCGCGTCCCACCCATGAGTGAGCGTCACAGAGACAGCGCCGGGAGCATCCGGCCAGCAGCCGGACCGCAGCAGGACCGTGCCCGCCTCGGACCAGTCGCACCGGTCGGCCCAGTCCTCGCCGGCGACCATGATCGACGCGATCTCAGTCACATGCTTCGACGGCAGAGTGAGCACTCGGCCGCCGTAGCTGTCGAGCCGCAGCGTCTCCGCGACGGAAGGGGCGACATGCCAGCCGCAGTAACGCCTCACGGCACCCTGCGCAGCCCGGACCCACCATTGTGAGTCGAGCCCGGTCGCGACGTCGATGATGTCAGCAGGCATGTCGCCACCCCCTCACTTGTTCGCCGCGGCCCTCGCCTTGTTCTGCGGCGTCCGGCCCTTCGTCTCGGTCGGCTTCTCGGGGGCGACCTCAACCGCCCCCTCGGGCTGCTCGCCATCGGTGAACTGGAACTGCTTCCCGTTCACCTCGTAGACCTTCATCAGGCACCCTCGCCGAGGGTGACCTTGACCATGGCCGCCGGGTACTTCACCTGCAGCCCGACACGCTCACGCAGGCGGAACGTGATCAGGTCGTTGGTGAAGTCGTCGTCGTGCGAGTTGGTGGACTCCACGATGACGCCGCCCTTGCGGAAGACCTTGCCTGCCGCCTTGAACGCGCCCACCAGGACGGTGCCTGCGGCGATGGACGACGTGACGACCGTCTTCAGGCCCCACAGCGGAGGCTGCTCGACGATGCCGCCCTGGCCGTACTGCCCGGCGAAGAACCCGCCACCGAAGTACTGCCCGTTGGCGTCCTTCGAGAGGCGGATGGCCATGTAGTCGGCGGGGTTGATCACGATGCCGTCGGCAGCGAAGCCCGTCACCTCCTGCACGTTCGACATCGCCTTGAAGATCAGGTCGGGGTCGGAGATCGTCCCGCCCGTCGCGTTCGCCAGCGTCTGGACGCCGGAGCGGTTCAGCAGGCCCGTCAGGGTGTTGCTGGTGCCGGTGCCGTTCAGGATCGACGACTCCTCGCGGAGCTGCAGATCGTAGAGCGCCGTGGAGTTGATCTCCGAGATGACGTAGGGCAGATCCTCGGCCATGTCGTCGGTGACCTTGAAGAAGCCGGCGATCTCGGTGAGAGCGTCGATCTTCCAGGTCGGATTCGCCACATGGATCTGCGGCTTAGCGCCACCCTCGGCGACGAATGCCGTCGAGCCCTCGAGCGCGCCAAACACCGGGTAGGTGATCGCATTGCCCGCCACCGAGCCGGAGCCGAGCAGGTCGGCGACCAGCAGGGGCCGGCGGTAGGGCAGGGCGAAACTGCGGTCGACATCGGTGATGAGCGGCCCGTACGGCGAGCTGAAGCCCGAGCCGCCCACGGCCTGCGTGTCGCCAGCGGCCTTGACGCTGAAGCCGCGCTTCGACGCCTCCTTGACGGACAGGCCAGACGCCTTCAGGCCGTTGACGAACGCCTCACCGAAGGATCGCGCCTTCGGGTCGCCCGACTCGCCGCCGTTGCCGGTCGGCTCCTCGGGGGTGACACCGAGAGCGCCGATCTTCGCGACGACCTCAGCGGCCTGGTCGGCCTTCTCGATCTGGGCATCCAGCGACTCAACCTCGGACAGCAGCGCCTTGACGGCCGCCACATCCTCATCGGTCAGGGTTTCGCCAGCCTTGATCCTGGCCTGGTACTCCTGGGCCTTGGCCATAGCCGCCGCCCGCTTTGCTCGGAGGTTCATTCTGAACCCTCCTTCCCGCCCGCCATGACGGCGAGCATCAGTTTCTCTTCGGACGACAGTCCTTCGACGGACGGGTTGACCCTCGACTCCTCCGACTTGGCCGCATCCGGCTCCTCGTCGTTGGTCTCGGTGTGACCGCTGGCCTTCGCACTGTCTGCGCCGTCCTCGATGCGCTCGAGGACGGCCTTGAGCGAGGTAGTCACCTCGCCAAGCTGTTCCATGGCGCTACGCAGCGCCTCGTCCGGGGCGCTCAACATGCGCCCCGCTCTCACGTCAGCGGCCAGCGCATCCACAGCGCCCTTGACCGCGACGATCGACGTGTCCTGATTCGCACCCACCGGCACGAACGAGAACTCGTAGACCTTCACCTTGCGAAGCTCGTTTGCCTTCGTGCCGTCCTCCAGCTCAACCGAGCCGGAATCCAGCACGTCGAACGCGAACGACAGCTGCGACAGTCGCTTCCCCTTCGCCAGGCGGTACACCTGCGGGCCCTTCGGGGAGTCCATGTCGAACTCGCCCTTCACCCACCAGCCGTGATCGTCCTCGCCCATCTCCAGGGCGGACGCGACGAAGAAGTCTGGGTCGTCGAACCGGTGCCCATACAGGCCCGGCATCACGTTCCCGGACTCCTGCCACTCCTTGATGGTGTCCGCGAACGCGCCCTTCGCGATCACGTCACCGTAGGAGTCGGGCTCGCGGGTGAACGTGGACGGGTAGACGAGGAACTGGCCCTCGCTCAGCCCGTCATCCGGCCCGGCCTTGATATCTACCGCGGCACTCTTGATCTTCATGCCGTATTCCTCATCTGCTCAGAGACGCGCAGAGATGCGACGCCCGCGGCGAATTGGTCCATTCCTGCCAGTGTCAGATCGGCCTGCAGTTCCCGCTGGAACCTGCCCTCGTCGATCTCGCCGCCGGACCCGGCGGCGGACAGCGCGGCCCGCTCGCGTCGAGCCAGCCACGCCTTCACGACCTCCTCGACCGCGGCCGACGGCTCCCCGCCGTCCTGCGGTGACGACTGCCCGCCCTTGATCACGTTCAGCGGC